GGAGAGTGCGACTTCCCGGTGCCCACGATGGTGAGCAACAAGCCTTACATCGCTGCCTTGGCGCCGTGGGATGAGCTGGCATTCCCTCCGGAGACAACGGATATCCAGAGCGCCCGTGTTGTTTTCCGACGCCACTACATGACCTCGATTGAGATCATGCAGAAGGTTGAGACCGACGAGTGGGACGAGGAGTGGGCTCAGGAAGCCATCAACACGATGGGCAAGTTCAGCAACTATGCTGACTACACCTACACCATCGGACTTCCGAAGAATGCCTTTCTCGACCGCGAAAACCTCATTGAGGTTGTCTACGCCTATCAGAAGGCTGTGGATTCCGACGGCATTCCCGGCGTCTACTACACGGTTTTCTGCCCTCAAGTGGGCGACAAGTGGGGTTATTTTGAGCTGCTCGACTATGCCCACGGTCAGTACCCGTTTGTGTGCTGGCGCAGCGAGTTGATCCATCGAAAGATGGTCGAATCCCGCGGTGTGCCTGAGGTTTGCGCGACGTGGCAGCAAGAAATCAAAGCACAGCGCGACTCGGTGTTCGATTACACGTCTCTGGCTACTCTGCCACCCATTGAAGTGCCCAAGACTCGTGGCGGTAATCTCAAGATTGGGCCTGCCATTCAGATCCCGGTGTTGCGCCGCGGTGAAATTGGCTTCATGCAGCCTCCTGCGCGTGAACCCGGTGTGGCTTTTACGCTTATCAACGAGGTGATGGCGCAGACCGACAGATACTTTGGTCGACCGACCGAGAAAGTGCCTCCTGCAGTCACCCAGATGCGTCAGCAACGCATCATAAACAACTGGTTGCATGGTTGGACCGAGGCGTTCCGACAAGTTTTCTCGCTGACACTGCAGTACACTGGGCCGATGGAGGTGCAGCGCATCACTGGATCTCAGATTCAGATTGGCGAGGACGTGCAGGACTTCGATGTCACGCTGAAGTTCGATGTGCGCGAGATGTCTACCGACCTTGTGAGCGAGAAACTGAAGGCAATCTCGACCTTGATCCTTCCTCTCGATACTGCCGGCGTCATTGATCGTGCAAAACTGATCTCTGTGGCGCTGCGTGCTATTGATCCTATGCTCGCCACCGAGCTTGTGATGCAAACTGGTCCTGCCTCGCAGAAGATGTTCAAGGAAACCAACGATGAGGTGGCCCTGATGAGCCTCGGTAATCCTCCATCATTGCGCGAGAACGATCCCACGGCTGCTATGCGCCTGCAATTTACGCAGCAAGTGCTGCAATCCAACCCGAAATATCAGGCGCAACTGCAGCAAGACCCGCTTTTCCAAGCGAATCTGCAGAAATACCTTGAGAACCTGCAGTTCAGCGTGCAGCAACAGCAGAATGCAGTCACCGGACGTCTTGGAGTTCAATAAATGAGAATCTCACAAGAGAAAATACAAGAGGCATTCGTTTCGGTTATGGATGGAGATCCATTCTACCGAGCAATGAATCAGGTCATCACAGACCAGATAGAGTCCGAGGTTCTAAACAGCATACAGCCTGATCTATCAGACTCAGGCCGCGCATATAACTGCGGAAGGGCTGCAGCACTAAAGGATCTGTACGAATATTTCAACAATTTGAGGTCGGTTAATGGGTTGACGAATCAATCCGACTAGTGCCTCTTCACAAACAAGGTTTCTTGGTTGACCTCAACAACCATGGCGCACAATACCCGGCTTGCAGGGTCTAAATAGCATGGATAAATCACAGAATACACAGGAAGCGACACCTGTTCAAAACACGGTACAGGCTCCGAAAATCAATCCGCTGACCTTCGATGAGGCGGCATTGGCTAGGGTACTTGAACAAAGGTTCAGTGAGCCGGAAGATAAACCAACAAAGCAGATCATTGAGGAAGAGCCGGAGTCCGAGGCCGCGAGTGCGGAATCTCAGACCGAGGAAGCGGATCCTGCCGCTGAACAAGAGGAAAATCAGGCCGAGTCGCCTGAGGATGATCTTTCCGATCAGAAAACCGAAGACCAAGCCGACGAGGAACCGTCAGGTTACAGAAAACGTATCGACAAGCTGACTCGCCAGAAGCGTGAAGCACAAGAAAAAGCCGATGCGTTGGAACGTGAACTGAACGAGACCAAGTCCAAGCTGGAGAAGAGCAGTTCCGATAGGCCGGTGCCGGTGACAAATCAAACCGACCCGTTTGCGGATGTCTGGGACGCGAAGAAACTCGATGACGAGTGGAGCAAGGCCCGTGATCTGAAACGGTGGTGCGAGGACAACATCGACGGCTGCGAAATAGGTGACAAGGAATACAGTTCTGCCGAGATAAAGGCGATCAAACGGCGCGTTGAAGACGCACTGGATCTCCACATCCCGGCTAGGGCTCGTTTCTTGAACAACTACAAGCAGATCCAGCCTATCGCAGAGCAGATTTATCCTTTCTGGAAGGACCGTAGCAGCACCCAGTACACCGAGGCGCAGCAGGTATTGCGACAGTTGCCGCAGCTTGCAGCGTTACCGGAGCATCAGGTGCTTGTTGGCGACTTCCTAGAGGGCCGTAGGCTGCGTCTGGAGCGCGAAGCGACCAAGGGGAAGCCCTCGGCCAAATTGCCTCAGAAAACCGCTCCTAAACAGCCGGGAAAGCCTACTGCGTCACCTGTTAAAAAGGACACCGCACAGGCGGAAATTGCATCAGCAAAGTCTCGGTTTGCGAAGTCGGGAGGAGAATCTGAATTGGCTCGTTTATTAGAACGTATTCTTTGACCTATGCCACTACTTCAACCTAACCAAGTCGGTATTCGCGAGGAGCTCGCGGACTACATCGCCATCGTCGACCAGAAGTCGACTCCGTTCGTCTCCATGGCCCCCAAGGGCAAAGACCTCGGGAACGTTACGTTCTCTTGGCAGGTCGACAACTATGCTACCCCTACCCCGGGTGGCGTTGTTGACGGTACTGACGTGACCTACACTGCTGGTAGCCCCGGCAGCCCGGTTAACCCGGTTCCTAATCGTACCCGCCTGACCAACTATGCTCAGGTGTTCCGTAACGATCTGCGTATTGGTTTCATTGCAAACACCCAAGACGTCGCTGGCGTCGGCAACGGTGGTGAAATCGCCAACGGCATTTCCAAGCGTTTGATTGAGCTCAAGCGCAAAATGGAGTCGACCTTCCTTTGCTCTAATCAAGCTATTCAGGCTGACAACGGAACGAATCCTTACCTCACTGCCTCGCTTGGTCAGTGGTTGAAAACCACCAACTCTGCGGGTCTTGGCGCTCCGACTTCTTCGTTTGCTCCAGCGAGTGGTGCTCGTAGCACGACCACTACTAGTGCGTTTACTGAAGCAACCGCGCAGAACGTCATGACCGCTATTTATGGCGCGACTGGTACGTTCCGCGATTACGACGTGTTCCTTGGTGCCAATCTGAAGCGTGCGTTCACTAACCTGACCGCTGCTGGAACTTCAACTATTGGAACCGTTCAGGTTGCAAATACTAACACGATTGCAGCCGTTGCTGTCCGCACCTTCAATCAGGAGCTTGGGAGCGACACTTTCAAGGCTTCTGTGGACATCTTTGAGGGTGACTTTGGCCGTTTGATCCTGCACCCCGATGTTTGGGTTAATTCGTTGGGTGTTTCGTCTGACTTCAACTACGGAACTTCCGATGGCGGTGCTGTTAAAGGATATGTTGTTCCGATGGAGATGGTTGAGATCCGTTATGCTAAGATGCCTGAGGTTACTCCGTTGCCGAACAACGGCGGTGGCGAAGGCCGTCTGATTCAGGCCATTGCTGGTCTCGTGGTGAAGAACCCGAACGGCTTTGGTATGTTTGACGGCGCGAGCTAGTCTTTGATAGTACATCGGGGAGGTTGCTGGAAATTCCCAGTGGCCTCCCCTTTTTTGAATCTATGTCCAATCCAAACGGAATCTCAACGCTCATCGCAAACGCTGTAGATGATCTTCCCGGCAATCTCCGGCAGCAGGTCATTGAAGAACTCAAAACAGGCCACAAAAAGGAATGGGTGAATGCTGGCATTCAGCAGAAGAAGATCGCCAAGCAGACATCCATCAATGAGTTCAAATCGGTCGATGGCATAGGTCGATTGCGGATGCGTGTTGACCCCACTCTCTACCACTACTGGGGACACAAGTTAGGATATGGATGCTGGAAGGACGCGCAGTTCCTGCGTGAGATCGAGCGTGACAATCCCGAGGTCCGCGTGAAATCGGGAGGTACTCGCTTGCAAGTTGGTTTCAGCGGTAGCAAAAGAAGCAGTCAGAAGTTCGCATTATGAATGTTGGATCCAATCGTCAGCTGGCCGGCGAATTCGGCGGCAGGTACATCACCGCATCAAATGGGACCGTGACCGGAAATTGGATGGAGGTCCATGCTGTTTCCACGACCATTCTCGGATCGTGCACGTCCAATATCACCGATCTCGGTGCTGGCGTGACCATTCAGGCCGGTGACCGCGTCAATGGCGTGTTCACCTCTATTTCAATTTCAAGCGGATCATTGGTTCTCTACAACCGCAAGTGGTCCTGATATGCGACTCGGACTTGGACTAGGACTAGCAAGCGAAAACCGAATCGGACTTGGTGGTTCCGGAGGTGCTGATCTGCCTGTATTGCGCCGAGATCTGCTTCAGGAGGACAACTTCTTCGTCCTGATGGAGGATGCGAGCAAGATCGTCATCACATTCGGAACTTTTGACTCTTTAGACTTGGAGAACGGTGATTTCCTACTCCAAGAGGACAACGGAAAACTCAGTATTCAATCTAACTAACAATTTATGCCAGATACGAAAATCACAGCCTTAGCGGCTATTGTTACCGTCGACCCAGCAGTAGACGTTCTGCCTATTGTGGACGTCTCGGATACTTCAATGGCTGCGTCCGGCACCACCAAGAAAATCACTAGCAACCAGCTCTTGGGAGCAGGCGGCACCGCCACCCTCGCCTCCGCCACCATCACCGGCGATCTGACGGTGCGGACGAATAAGTTGGCTGTTACCAGCACTGGAACCGGCTTTGGTACAGCTTCGCCAACGGTTCTAGTTGATATTCTGGCAAGCTCTCTTACTGACGCTCTGTTGATTCGCGGAAATGACAATGCGAACACTAAGATCCGCATGGTCAACAGCGGTGCAAGCGGCGAAGAGTTTTCGTTGAGCGTTGGTTATCCCGGTGCTTCTAATAGCTCGTTTGTGATTCGGTCGATTACAGCTTCAATCAACCGTTACATTATCGACCAGACTGGAGCGCATTTCTGGGCCACAAATGCTGGAACCGCCATGACCCTCAACTCCACGGGGCTGGGCGTGGGGGTTAGTCCGGCTGTTGGGTTTGATCTTCAGCAGACTAGCCCGATGGCACGGAT